GCTTCTATTTTTAAAGACTATCTATAAAGGAGTCCTTAAATGGCACAACCAACAAACTTGTACGATACGTACGATACTACTGGTATTAGAGAAGATTTAGTAGATGTAATTTACAATATATCTCCTGAAGATACTCCAATACTTTCTGCAATCCCGAGAGCGATTGCTAAACAAACTAAGCATGAGTGGCAAATAGATTCATTAGCTGCTGCTGCTTCTAACGCTGTAATCGAAGGTGACGATGCTACTATAGACGCTGCTACTGCAACTGCTAGAAAGCAAAACTTTACACAGATTATGGACAAAGTAATTGCTGTTTCTGGCACGCAATCATCTGTTGATGCTGCTGGTAGAGCTGACGAAATGGCTTACCAAATTGCTAAGAAATCAAAAGAACTTAAAAAAGATATGGAGCTTGCTCTTTCATCTGCTACATTAGCTGCAGTAGGATCTGCAACTGCTGCTAGAACTTTTGGTGGACTACAATGTTGGATTGAAACTAATGGATCTGCTGGAACTAATGGAACATTATCAACTGGTGATGGTACTGATGCTCCTGGTGCAGGAACAAATAGAGCAATAACTGAAGCAATCTTGAAAGAAACTATCCAAGAAGTTTACACTGCAGGCGGAGATCTAGATGTTCTAGTTGTACCACCTAAAGTAAAACAAACTATATCTGGATTTGTTGGAGCTAGTAGTTCTAATCCTAGAATGTTTACTAGTGAAGATAAAACTTTTGGTGCATCTATTGATGTTTATGTATCAGATTTTGGTAATCTTCAGATTATACCTAACAGAACTATGGCTGGATTAGAAACTTGTTTCTTATTACAAACAGACATGGCTGCTGCCGCTTACCTAAGAGATTTCCAAGTGAATGATCTTGCTAAGACTGGTGACTCAGAGAAAAAACAACTACTAGTTGAGTTTACTCTAGAAGTTAGAAACGAAGCTGCTCACGGTATCTTATTAGATATTACTGAGTAATTAATAATTAGGGGGAGCTTCGGCTCCCTCTTTTACATAAGGAAAAAATATGAAAGCTCCAACAACATTTAGACCAGGCGCAACACAGACTGTAGCTGTAGGAGCATCTTCTGCTGCTTCTAGTGCTTTTAATGCTCATACTAGAGAGATTAGAGTAGTAACTACTGTTGATGCTTATGTAGCATTTGATGCTGCACCTACTGCTAGTTCATCATCTTTGATTGTACCTGCATTTACTGTAGAATATTTTAGAGTAGATTCAGCAAGTAAAGTTGCATTAATCAGAGTTGGTTCTGTAACAGGAACTGCTAGAATAACAGAACTTAGTCAGTAATGAGACCAGGTTTTATATCAATACGAAGTCAGGATCGCTACCGTAACCGTAGGACAGATGTACCTAATGATGCCATAAACCTAGAAGATTTAACATACCTATTATTAGAAACAGGCGATAACATCATACGTGAAGATGGTGTAGGTGTTTCTTACTTTACTGATAATCCAATCCAAAATTAATGGAGTTTAGTGAATTAGTAAAAGTATTACAAATTAAAGAGCAAAGCTCTAAGCAACAAAACAAGAACAAACAAAGAACAAAAGTATTAAGAAAGAGGATTAAACATGGCTGATAGTAAGATTAGTGATTTAACAGCATTGACATCGGCTGCTGCTGCAGACGTTCTACCTATAGTAGACACCAGTGCAACTGCCACTAAAAAAATAACAATCACCGATCTATTTACAGGTACTGTATTTAATGAAGATGGTGATAGTGTTGACACAAGATTTGAAGGTAATACTAAACAAGATTTATTATTTATTGATGGTAGTGCAGATAAAGTAGGCATTAATTTTGATAGTCCTGCATTAAGACTTCATGTAGTAAATGATCAAGCATCAAGTCCAGTATATGCAACTACTCAATGTGCTGTATTTGAAGATGATAATAGACCAGGTATACAAATGGTTGGTAGTGCTAATAACATAGGGCTTATTGACTTTGGAGATAATGCTGCTTCTAACTCTGGTGGTATTGTTTACAAACACGCATCAGATGCTTTTGCTTTCGTTGCTGCTGGTGATGAACAAGTAAGTATATCTAATGGTGTACTTGCACCAATTACAGATTCAGATGTAGATTTAGGTACAACCTCTTTACGTTTTAAAGATACATTTGTAGACACAATTACAACTACTGAAGCAATTAATGGTGCATTAAAAAGATGGACTGTTAAAACTTCTGCATATACAGCAGTAGCTGGTGACAGACTATTAGCTGACACTGCAACAACAGCTGCATTTACAATTACTTTACCTAGTAGTCCTGCAGTTGGTGATGAGATTCACATACTAGATAGTGCTGCAAACTTTGACAGTGCTAATTTAACTGTAGCTAGAAACGGAAAAAAGATACAAGGATTAACTGCAGACTTAACATTGACCACAGAAAATACAGGTATTGGACTTGTGTTTATGTCTGATACATATGGTTGGAGAGTTTTAGTTGATGCATATGCTGTAGATACAACGGAGCTGTAATATGTCAGATATATATAATCCTAATCAGGATATACATATAGATAAAACAACAAACAAACTTGTAGTAAAGAAATCACAAGATACTGAATCTATACTTAAAGCTAATAAGATAGCAAGAAACCATACAGAACAAAAAGGTGAGTTTCAACGTATAGCACAGATACCATTGATTGCATTACAAATTAAAACTAAAGAACTATTTGGTCATTCTAATTATCATCAATTACATGCAGATGATCAAAGAGATATTATTAAAAAGATGATTAATAGTAATGAGTTCGAAAACTTTAGAACAGGAAGTAAAAGGTTATAATGGCTTTAAACAATTATGCAAATTTAAAAACAGCTATTGCTAATTTCTTAGCACGTGATGATTTGACTACAGAGATAGATGACTTTATAGATCTTACTGAAGCAGACTTTAATCGTAGATTAAGAATAAGAGCTATGGAAAATGTAGATACTGCATTTACTATTGATTCAGAAACAGAGGCATTACCAACTGGTTTTTTGCAAGTAAGAAGTTTTATTATTACTAGTGCTTCACCTGATAAAGCTTTACAACTAATGACTCCTTTTCATCAAGCTAATACACAAGGTATTAATAATTCAGGTACACCTAGAGTTTACTCAGTAGAAGGTACTAACTTTAGATTTAGTCCAGTTCCTGATACAGCACAAACAGCAAGACTATCTTTTTATAAAGCTTTTGATGCTATTGATAGTACTACTACAACTAATCATATTCTTACTAGTCATCCTGATGTTTACCTTTATGGTGCATTATATTTTGCTAGTACATTTATTCGTGGTATGGATCAAGGTACTGTTGTACAATTTAAAACTCAGTATGAAGCTGCAATTAAACAAGCAGAAGATGCAGATGCTTTAGATAAATACAATGGCTCACCTTTAATTCAAAGATCAGGTATTAATATTAACAATTTTGATAACGTAGATTAATGCAATTACCTTTTGGAGAATGGCTTCCAGATTTGCCAGACCATGCTAATCCTGGTGCTACACAAGCAAGGAATGTATTTCCTGCAGTAAACAGTTATAGACCTTTTAATAGTATAGCTGCTACTTCAAGTAATGCGTTAACTGCTAGAGCGCAAGGTGGTAAAGCATTTAAATCTGATAGTGGTGTTGTATCTATATTTGCAGGCGATGCTACTAAATTATATAAATTAACATCTAATGCTTTTGTAGATGAAAGTGGCGGTACTACCTTTAGTTATCCTGCTGAATCCTATTGGGATTTTATTAGATTTGGTGAAGTTGTTATTGCTTTTAATGGTGATGATGCACCGCAAGCATGGACACTAGATAGCTCAACAGACTTTGCAGCATTAGCTGGATCACCTCCAGCATTTAGACATGCAGCAGTTGTAGGTAATTTTGTAGTTACAGGCTTTCAACCTACATTGCAAAACAAAGTGCAATGGTCTAGCTTTAATGATCCTACTGCATGGACTACAGGTGTTAACCAAGCTGATTCTGAAACATTACCAGAAGGTGGTGTTATCACTGGTATTACTGGTGGACAGTTTGGATTAATATTTCAAGAGTCTCGTATTACTCGTATGGATTATCGTGGTGGTAATGTAGTATTTTCTTTTAGAAGAATAGAAGATAACAGAGGAGCTGTACAAGGTAAGAATGTAATCCAAGTTGGAAACCTTGTATACTTTCTATCTGAAGATGGATTTTATGTTACTGATGGTTCTAGTTCTAAACCTATAGGTGCAAATAAAGTAGATCGTTTTTTCTATAATGATTTAAAGTTTGCATTAAGAGAAAGAGTAAGAGCTTCTTATGATCATGAAAACAAATTAATTATGTGGTCTTATCCTTCTGCTACTGGTAATAACTCTGGTACACTAAATGATAAAATATTAATATTTCACATAGCTAGTAATAGATGGTCTATTGTAGAATTAGAACATGAAGTTATTATAGATTACCTATCACCTGGATTTACTTTAGAAGAACTAGATGACTATCCAGCATCAGGTACTAATGATATAGATGCAATAACAGTATCATTTGATAGCCCTATATTTATTGGTGGCTTAAGAACAGTAGGTGCATTTGGTACAGATCATAAGCTAGGATCTTTTAATGGTGATGCATTAGAAGCTGAGATAGGAACTTCAGAGACAGAATTATTTCCAATGAATAGATCTTTAGTTACCCATGTAAGACCTATAGTAGATACTACTGCTGCTACAGGAACATTGAGTTTTAGAAACAGAGTTGCTGATACTGCTTCTAATACTGCTGCTGCTAGTATACATGCTACAGGTACAATGCCTTTTCATAAATCAGCAAGATATTTTAAATTTAACTTAACTATACCTGCAGCTACCACGTGGTCAGATGCACAAGGTATAGATATAGAAGCAATCAAAGAAGGTTATAGATAATGGCACAGTTTGACGATTTAGTAGCAAAGTATAGAAACTTAACTTATGGAAGATTAGTAGGAACTAATCCATCTGCAGTTAATTCTTTATTAAATGCACAAGATAGAGGTACTAACTCTATTACTAGTCCTAATTATTTTGGTAACATACCTATAGAACAACAACAATATATTGAAACTCCTACTGGTTTTATAGGACAAAATCAATTTAGAATAGATCCAAACACTGGTATACC